GGAACCTGTGCCAAACTCACGGCTCTTATCAATTTGTTCTTGTGCGTTCTTGACCAGTTGATCAGTGGTCTGTTGTTGCTCTGCTCTGATCTTGGCCTGTTGTTCTGCACTTACTTGTCCATCCTTGCCCAGTTTCAATTGTTCTTGTTGGATCCGTTGTTGTGCAGCCAGTTCACCTGCCAGTTTAATGGCTGTGATTGTTTGTTCATTCTGTGTGCCAGTTAAATCAATCAGTCTAGTCTTTTGTGTTATGTTGTCATTGTCTCTGGCAAACAACTGATTGAGTGCATCTATTCGTTGTTGTTCAACACGCAAGGCATCCAAGTTGGCCTTGGTATAATTGCCAATGGTTTCAATATTATCACCAGTGGTTCTTTGTATTCTTGCAATGCTCTTTTCTAATTCTTCTACTTTAGCAGGTGCATTTGGATCAATGCCTATTTGTAATTTGGTTTTGGCCAGTTCATCATTTAAACTTATTACAAGACTTCTTTGTCCTAACAAGGTTGCATATTTTGCTTGCTCAATGGCCACTTGATCTTCACCCAGCCCAATTAACTTGGTAGATGCTATCAGGTCTTGTAGTTTAAATCCTAAACTATTTTCATAATTGTCTGTGACTTGCTGTTGTTGAATTGTAAACTGCTTCATTGCATCAGTTAAACGATTCTGCAAATCATATTCTTGTGTTTGTTGTTTTGCTCTTACAGCGCCTATTCTTGCGGCAAGTTCACTGGCTCTTTGATCAGCACCTTCTGGACCACTCAACTGTTTGTTTGCCGCAATGTCTGCTTGAATGCCTTTGATGTCAGCCTCTGCTTGTGCCTTGATCTTGTTCATCTCATCACGAGTGCGTAAAGCAGCCTGTAAGAATGTCTGACTGGTGGCATCTGCTATGCGTTTGGTGCTGGCTTCAAGTGCTTCTTTGCTGAGATTGCCTGCGGCACCTGGTGCTGGTGCTCTGTTTAGTAATCTACGATTTTCACTGTCTACTTCGCTTTGTGGTAAAAAGTTTGGAGTCTTGATGCCTAATGTAGATTGTATGCTTTTCTTAATGCTTTGGTAGAGTTTTTCACTGGCATCATATGCACCATTAATTTCAATAGCCAAGTCGCCAAAGAAACTTAGAAATTTTCTTTCTAGACTTGCTTTTAGTGATTGAATTGCATCATTGTATCTGTTTAAGGCCGCGGTTTGTTCATCAGTGATGGCATTCTTACCTGCTGATACTTTTGACCAATCAATCTTTGCGGCTTCCTTGCCCAACAAACTGGTTGCAAGTCTTGCACGATCAGCAGGATCAGCAATTAGTTTTAAAGCCGCAATGGTTTCTTGTAGGATTGCACCGCTGTCTCTGAGTTTGCCATTAACATCAACTGTGTTAACACCTAATGCTCTGAATGAATCCTTGTAGGCTGTGTTGCCATCTGCGGCTTCACCAATGCTGACACTTAATTTACTGGCAAACTTTTCAAATGAATCTACGCTACCTCCAGCATCTAATAAACTTTGTTTGAAATTTAATAAACTGCCTGCACCAATGCCAGTGGCATCACTGATGTCTCCCAGTTGATCTGCAAGTGTCAATGAGTCTCTACCCAAGACTGCAAATGCCGCAGAGGCTGCCACAGCGGCCAACCTAAGTGGGCCAAGTTTACTAACGATACCAGTAATTGTATTACCCAGGGCTCCACCTGAAGGTATAATACCTTGCATGTCTTTGCCTAAGTTTTTAATGTTGTCGCCTGCGGCTTTGATACCAGCCGCACCTTCAGTCTTAAACCTTAGGATGAAATCTTCTATTGTTGCCATTTTATTTTCCTAACTTTTTAATTTCGCCACGGATGAACTTGTCAGTTGGCTTGGTCATGCCCTTTCCACCGTTTTGTTTACTCCACCCATTATCCAGGCGTTGAGCATAAGGATAGTTGGCTTGAATTTCATCACCACTCAGCACAGTTGAGCGTTGAGCGTTACCAGTATCTTTGGGAGTTATATTTTTAAAGAAGGCGTATGCTTTAGCAGCCAGGTTCTTGCTAGCCAAGTCCGTTGACAACTGCTGTATGCGTTTGTTGATTTCTCCAGCCATTTCATTTCTTTCCTATAATCTCTAACAACTGCTCTTGCGAGTATTGAGTCCCTCCACTACCATTTGCTTCTTCCCTTTGGTGTTGTTCCCATGTTAAACTAACATCATACACCTGCAAATCAAACGTTGTGGCCCTATTAATTACATCACTTGGTAACACTCCATAATGTTTGGCCATGGCACCTATTGTAATTAACTTGACTGTTGCCCAGTCACTACTGTTGATGACATGGCCTTTGACTTTCCCAAGTTTTCATTTATCTTTACCAGGGCGGCAAAACAAATGTCCACTGGCAGCATGTCATCTTCTTTTAATACTGGCTTACCTGCTTCATTCAAAACAATCTTACGAATCAGTTTATTCAATTCTGTTCCATCCTCATCCTGCTGAACTTTAAAAAAGTTAAAGTAGGTGTTGAGGTCTATATTATCATACATGTAGAAGGTGATTGTATCCCCGTAGGCTTCTACAATCTTGGGATCATCAAGATCCATTCTAATTAGTGTGGGTTTCTTTGCGACTTCGCTTATCAACATATCTTATTTTCCAATCTTATCTTTTAAATGATGTATGGTGCTTAGTAGAAAACGCAATCTTGCGTCTGCTTGTTCCAAGTCCTTACGACTGCACTTTAGTTCTGCAATGCATTTGGCTGCTTCTGCTTCCATGCTCTTGAGAATATCTTCTGTGCTCAACTTATCAAAAATCATAACTTACCTCCTAGGGCTAGTTACAGATATTTAGCCCAAGACAAAGCCCCCAGGGTAGGGGGCTTGTTTACTAAATCAACTTGTGATCAATTAAGCAATAGCAGCCAATGTGTAGTCGCCGTTAACTTCAATAGTTACAGGGCTAACCCAGACTGGACTTGACGCACTAACAGAAGGGGCTAGGCTAGATACAAAGCCATTGCCCATGATCAAGTAGTTGTCAGGAGTTGCACCAGTAGTAGCACCACTTGGAGCAATCATGAATGCCACTTGTGTGCGTGTGTTACTTAGACCAAAAATACCTGCTGTGATGGCTGTTGTAGTTGCACCAGTTGTTCCAAAGAACAGGGTTGGGTCAAGAACGAAGTTGCCACTTAGGCTGTTGGTTGAAACTGTAGTGATTACACTTTCACCAGACTGGTCGAGTTGCTGCCAGCGAAATGATCCGTTAGCGTTGTTGATTGTCACATCTTGTAAACCTGCTAGTTCAATGGCTCCTGCAGCCAGTGTCAAAGCACCAGTAGCAGAATCAACAGCACTATAAAAGTCACTACTTGTAAGGGTAGCGTGTGCTGAAGCATCATACTTAACAAGAACAAGTTTAACGCGGTTTACCGCGGTAGTTGCATTAATATATGCCATTTTTTTGTTCCTTAATTAATTGTGTAAAACCTATACTCAAAAGTATAAGTTACGACATCTCTGTCTATAGAAGCATCATAGTCAAATTCTTTTCTGAAAGAAGTTGGTATGTTGCTCAAATCTTTTGCTACTCTTAAAGTAGTCAATGTTGAATCTAAATCAATGGGTCTTGTCTTGGCGTCTACTGCAAGATATCCTTGGACTGTTGTTACAGTTTCCATGATATCCGTGCCATCAAGCACCTGAATGACTGGAGTTTGTTTAGTGGTTGGCTCATCAAGATAAACTCGTTTCTTGTTAGTGAGGTATAAAGGACTATCACCTTGTGCCCAAGGCAACTCTGGTGAGGTAGTAATGCCACCTGCCAAGTTTGCTTTGAGATAATTTAATAGTTCTGTTCTCATCTTGCACGAATCAAGTTAAGTTTAGATGGAGCCTTATCACTTGTATTAACTGTGCCGTCTCCAGCAAAGTCGTAGAAGTCTCCAGACTCAATCAATTCCACAAACATCTTTTCAGTTTTATCTTCATAATACTTGATCTTTTGAACCTCAGCACTATCTAGATTTGAAAAGTCTGCTACCTTTGGCAAAATATATTCTGCCAAGGCCAAGTATACACACAAGTCAGTAAAGTCTGCTTTGCGTGCCACTATCCTTGCGGCATTGACTGAGGGAATTAGTCTGACATCATTCTTCAAAGATGCATCACGAGTGAATTGGTAATCTTTCCACCAGTCACTGCTTTTGATACGTGCAAGCAATCTCTCACTGGCACGGATCAAGGCATCTTCTACAACAACATCAGTTAATCCCTCATTACTTTCAAAAATCCGTTGGTCGCGATCCACTACATCCTGGTAATCCGCAAAACTGCGAACTGTTGTTCCTGAAATAATAAACGACATCGTGACCTCCTTGATTTAAATATTAAACATTAACAAGTTTAATACCGCGTGTGGCATCAATAACACCAACACCAGCGTGTAAACTTGCAACAATGTCGTTACCAACTGCGGCTGCACGGCGTTGAATTTCTAAATCAACATTCTTGAACATTGCGATTCTGAGAGCATCTTGGGAGAAAATAAATCCCTTGTTTGTTCCAGTAACATAAGCACTCTGGAATAAACGAACACCACCAACACTGGCCAAGAAACCATTTGTCATTGCTTCGTTCTGGAATGTGCCACCAGCGTAAGCGGCTGTGCCAATTGCTTTCATTAGTGCGGCTGCTTGGGCTGGGCTCAAGATACCATACAATTGACCCATTTCACCAGCACCACGGATTTGTGCAACTGCGTTGAAAATTGCGTCAACTGAAACTGGATCGCTATCACCAGTGCTGGCTGTCAATGAGTTCATTGCTGTGATAACATCTGCATCAAATGCTTTGGCAACTGATTGACCTAATACACGGCCAAGTTCAGATGGATCAATAGCACCTAGATCACGCATGACATCACGAGCGGCGTAGATGTTAGCAGAGATTGTAACTTTAGTATCAGTAATGCCAAGTGCGGCAAAATCTTCAGCATCGTGACTTGCACTTGTCAACTTGCTGGCTGTAACAGAACCCATAACTGGAATCTGTGCGGAATTGCTACCTGCTGGTAGGTTAACCATAGGGATAAGACCACCACCTAAGAATAGGGAGTTTTCTTGTGCTGTATAGACTGTGGCTGCTTTGGTAGCAACTACTAATGCGTCTAAATCATATGAGGTATTAAAAGCCATTTTATATTTTCCTTAAAATTAAATTTTGCCGTTGCGTCTTGCTTCAGCGTATATTTTCCTGTGGTCACTGCGAGTGAGATCTAATGAACCTAAATCAACTGGTCCAGGACTGTTGTCACGGACTCCACCATTTGTGTTAGTAGTAGCAGGAGTAGCAGAAACAAAGTGGGGATTGGACTGAAGCCATTCTTGAACATATTGTTCAACACTTAATGGTTTGCCCTTCTCACTGTATCTCACTGTGCCTTTTTCATCTAACACTTCAACATCGCCTTCTTCATTTAGTCTTAAATTGTTCCTGAGAAGTTGTTTCACTTGTGCAGGATTCACACTACGATATTGTGCGGCGTAGTTCATCAATGGTTGTTCTAATTTGAATTCACGAATGATATTATCGCGTTTGGCAATTTCAGCCTCCTTCTTGGAGATTGCATCTGCCATGACCTTTTCAAAGTTTCCTTTTTTAACTTCAAGATCTTGCTGTTGTTTGCGATAGTTGGTTACGATATCTCGCAACTCATCTGGTTCGCCTAGATCAGCATATTTGCCTGAGAGTTTCTTTTCTAGTTGAGTCTTACTCTTGGCTAGAATAGCATTTACCTCATCTTGAGTAAAGGTCTTTGATACCTGACTGTTTGTTTCAGTGGATGTGTCAGTGTCCACGGTTGCTGTTGTGTTTTCTTGATCCAACATAAATCCCGCCTCTCTTGGAGTATTGTTTTGTGACAACTTCTTGCTGTCTTATACTGCTAGGTTGTCACCTGCTGTATTGGGTTGAGGTGTTGCATCCGCTGTGAGATCCAACAAGCCTTTAATTTTTTCTACAATTGATGTTTTAACAGCAGGGTCTTCAACGGTGCTATAAGTTTTAATCAACTGGTCTAATTCATTTTGTGTATCGTGAATAGCAAATGAGTCTGGATATTCAACGGTGCCTGACCAAGTTAAGTTTTGATACAGAGCATACAGTTTCCACAACTGTTCTTCACACAATTCAATGTTGTCTGCCATTTCACTTAAGCGGCTGTTGAGCAAAGCGAACTCTACTTCTCTGCTGACGCCACTCATGACTTGTGCTTCATTGGCACGGATACTGCCTGTGTTGGCCATCTTGTCAATACTGCTGACAATGTTGTTGATGGCTGTGTAAATGCTTGACACTTCTTGTCCACTAAACTCTAACACATAAGGCTTTAAGGCAGGATCCATGGACTGCGGCATATGAATCAATGCTCCTGCTCCTGAACCTACATTGGTATCTGCTGTGGTAACAAGACTTGGATGACTACCAAGACGAATGCCTTGTTCAACTTCACTGGTCAAGTTATAAATCATTCTTGACGCATCAGCAATGTCTTCAATACTACTAATACCCAAGCCACGAATGGTTGAAGTTTGATTGTATAAAATAACAGCAGGGATAACACCTAGTTGATTGATTTCAATGCTTTTGTTTTTTACTTCTTGCTTTTCATGATTGATGGTTGTGGTTTGAATAAACTCTGGTGTCCATTCTTTAACAACTGAAACACTGCTGTTGCTGTCTTCAATGTATTTGAAATATGAAAGTTCATAACGACCACTTTCTAATCTAGTCCATGAGAAATCTGTGACCAGTAATGGTGACAAGAGATTCAAATAAGGACGCACACCAGCGGCAAGTTCATCAGCACGGGTAATGGCGCCAATGTTGGCTTTTGACATTATGATCCATGAATGTCCAAACACATTGGCCCATGTTGCGGCCTGCTTCATGAAACTGTCTAAGTCACGACCTTCATGATCAGCATCAGCCAAGAAGGCCACTAATGCTGGATCATTTTCTAAACCTGTTAATACACGCTCAGGTTCAGTTCTAAACAAGAAACTAATGTAAGTGGAAATGATACTGCGTGGATGATTATCATATGGGGTGTTGGCCAAGCGTTGATTGTATTCATTTGCTGTTTCAAGTTGGTAGCGTGTAAGATAGCCGCCTTTGCGATAAGTTTCCCCACCTGAGAAACTATCATATAAAAACTCGTAGCGTTGTCTGTTACGACTGACAAGCGGGTTCACTGAGGCCGCGTCAGCGTAGTTCTGGCTTAGAATTGTATCCATTGCTTTTCATTTCCTTGTATAGACCGTCTGTGATCAGTAGATGTCTGGTATCTTTATTTATGCTCATGCTTAGGCCAGTTGATGCCCCCATCGCTGTGGTGATCGTGCTTCCACTGGTTTAGTGATTGGGAATGAATACTGAATCCAATATGTGGCAGCATCTGCTCCATGATCCCAACCCTTGTCCTTGTCTGGTTGCATACTGTCTGGTTTGTATGACCAGTTCTTAAAACAAGCAATGGTCTTTTTACAAACAGGATCAATGAAGAAGCGTGTGCTGTCATCTGGTCGCTTGAAGAATAAACTATTGCCACTGTTGATGCGATCTCGCACCAAGGGGTGTTGTCTATGATAGCGTGTGACAAAGCCAGCCATCTCCAACAACTTGATATCAGTGTTACCACCAGCACTGGTCTTACGCTGAACACCAGCAGGGTCAGGAAACACAGTGATGGGATTACGCGGATATCTACTTCTAATCTCATTGATCATTTCTTGTGTGTTACTGTTGTCAAGATAGATCTCATCATACACTTCAATACCTGTGGGCGTTTGACGACCAACAACTGCACTCATTGGCGTGCCATTAAAGTCCATGCCTATGAATACAGGTTCTGTTTCTGTGGGCTTACGCACTTCACGAATGTTATGCTCGCCAAACTCACCAAATATAATTCCAGCAAACACTTGCCAACTAGCACAGTATTCTTGTAAGAACACCTTGGGTGATAAGTCTTGCTTGGCTTGTTCAATCTCATCTGCATCTACAAAGCCACCCTCTGCTGTTGTGTAACTAAAACTTGCCCAATTTGGCTTTGTCAAATGATTATCATACAAGTCTCTTGCAGCCTGATTGCCTGCTTTGGGAGTCCCAGTAAACAAGGCGTGTCCACGTTTGTCACTCAAACTAGGGCGTATGATTTGATGCCAAATGTTTTCAATATCAATGTCACAGAACTCATCCACACAAATAAATGAGATGCTTTCCCCCCTGAGGTTATCTCCCTGCTCTGCTGACTTCAAACATATTTGACTATTATTTTTGAGTCTGATCGTAAGTTCGCTTTCATTAGTATCTTCAATCCAATTTAACTTGCTTAGTTTCTTTTTTAGTTTGGTCCAGCATAGACTTTTAATCTGCTGTCTACTATTGGCCAACATCCACACAACACTATTTGGTTTACTTGCAAACCTACACACTTCACGCATGGCGAGAAATGTTTTGCCTCCACGACGACCCGCAAGCACTACACGAAATCGTGTATCACTATCAGCAATCAGTTGTTGCTTGGCACTTAACGGCATAGCACATCGTTAATGTGATCAGCAATACGCATGGCTTCTTCTGGCGTTACAAAATAACTGCGGTTGTGAACTGACCCTGTGACACCATCAAGTATTGTGCTTGTTATTTTGAGTTGTAGTTCTTTAGGTGTTAGCCAACTTAGACTAATCTTTAATTCGTAATCATCAAGTTTCTGTATCAGCATCTTGTTCTTCCTGTTCATCATCAATGGTGTCGTCATCCATGTCATCACTCCAAGGTAACGGACGCTTGTCATCACTTGTGGTTCCAGTATCATTTTGACTCAGTATGTTTTTACCCAACCAAATCAGCATTGTGGGATTACCTTCTAATGCAACTCTTAACTGTGCTTGACGCAATGTGATCTTTAAATTATGACGGCCTTTTGTAAGA